GAATTGGCTCCTTGCCCTCGTTTGTGCAAACATCTCGATATGCTACATTGAATGGACATACAGGGCAGGGCAGCATGAGACATTCTATTCGGCCTTGCCTTACATTTTTGTTCCGATTATGCTATCACAATGGGCTTTGTTTGTCGGCTTCAAGAATGCTCCAAGCTTATTTGCTGCAGGAGCTTTCTTCTCCCTTGTCAATGTTCTCCTGAGAATCGGGAACACGTATGTTTTAGCGGAGCAACTGAACAAGTACAACTGGCTTGGTGTAGCATTCCTTGCAGCCTCTGTGCTGCTGTTGAAAGTTAAATAGGAGGGGATATGAAACAAATTGCCTCAGATCATTACTGGCGTGTTGTAGAAACTGAAGAGGACTATAGGCTGTTCCTGAAGAGTGGCCTCCAGTGGGAATACGAGCCACACTTGCCTGAATCTTGGGCGGAACACTGTCGATTGAAGGAAGTTTGGCTGAATAATGTGGCTAATGATGGAACCTGATCACATTGATATTCTCGTAGCCAAGTATCCTTCTGTATGGAAGACTCGTGCAGCCTTCTTTAGCTGGCTTCGCGGAGGGCTGCGCAGAGCTGTGTGGGAGAAGTACCCTCCAAAGCTGATGTTCAAGAATGCACAATGTCTTCCTCCTCCAGAGGGATACACAGGGAAGGCTAAAAGTGGCAAGCCCTGTGCCCTAACTGGCGAATGGACAGGAAAGAGTAAGTTAGAGGTGGATCACCTTGTTGGTGAAGCAAGCCTTCGTTGTATTGAAGATATTGCTCCGCTAAAACATACGTATTTCCGATTCTCAGGAGAACATTGACAAGGGAGAAAAATGCCCCTGCGGCAAATAAACTTGGAGCATTCTTGAATCCAACAAACAAGGCCCATTGTGACAGCATAATCGGAACAAAAATGTAAGGCAAGGCAGAATAGAATGTTTCGTGCTGCCCTGCCCTGTATGTCCATTCAATGTAGCATATCGAGATGTTTGCACAAACAAGGGCAATGAGCCAGTGCATGTTATACCACATCCTTTCGAGGATCAATCACCTTGCCTGCTTGAGCGAGATCCAGCCAGAGCTTGTATTGCTTGGCCTTGTTATTATCCTTCTCGGGAGCCTCTCCTTGCTTCTGTCCCGCGCGGATGGTGTATTTCATCAGGTTCCCTTTCAAGAAGCCTTGAAACTCTTCTGGAGATAGTGCAATCTGCATCAACTCAATAGGCTGAATAGCAAAACCATTGTAATGTTGGCTTGTTGCTGCGGAGCCAATGTCCACGTTGAGTCCCTTTTTAGGCGCGGCTGGAATCTCACCATTGAAGAATTCAATCTGATCTTCGCTAACACAGGAGTAGCTGCCATCAATGTCCCACCTGACGTATGGAGCTTCTGAGACCTCATCTACAATTCCAGTCCAGCCCACTTGTGCCTCATCTCCCTCATCACTCCTGATACAAATTACCCATGCACCTACAACATACTTCGCCATACCCTTCTCCTTATCTTATTTAACAGCAATCTTACGAGCCAATTTCCTATTCCACTTATGAGCAATTTGATGCTCACGGAATGTATCTGGAAAAGAGCTTCCCCATTTGTTTCCTACGTAATCAGATTGCACCATCGTGTAGAAATCATATTCCGTAGAGATTTCTTGGAAATAGTGCTGCTGACGGAGGAAGGTGAATTGGGAGGGGTTCATGGCTCACCAGACGTGCTGAGATTGAAACACTTTACCTTGCTTGCCCGTCAAGCTGGCAAACTCCTCTGCTGCTTCATTCAATCCTTGAATAACCTCTGCGATTGTATTTCCCCACGCATTGACTGAAATACCGTAAATACAGGCATTCATATCTGCATCGTAATATGGGGATGCAGAGTCAAGACCAAGTTCCTCAATCCATTCATAAGCATCCGTCTCCTCGTCTAGACCTTCTACAAGGTCGTCATATGCAAGACCTATCATCAAGCGTGAATCAATATCAATTCCCATTGTCTTCCTCCATTTCTTGATACATCCGTTTGTAATAGTCTTGGGTTTCGCAGAAGCACTCTTTAACAAGCGGGTGATTCCAGTATTCACTCTCAGGCTCGCAGTCCCATTCGTTATCTGTGAGTGCTGCAATCAATGCCTTAATGGCGTACTTCTTGTCTGGAGCCTCTTCGCTCAGAAGTGCGTCACAGACAGCATCAAATACTACGGTTCCGCTACACCAACCCATATCAGTCTCCTTTAATAATCAATCTTCAATTTGGTTAGAACGTCTTCGACATGAAACTCGTCACCTTCAAAACGCCGCATACGTGCTAGTTGAAAGTTCTCGTTAAGCATGTACAAGGCATCAATCTCTATTGTATCACCTTTCCATCCAACAATGCTCTTCGGCTCTGGGTAAAGTTTCCGATACCCTTGCAGCAATGCCTTGAAGCAATCTGCATCAGTTTGACAAGGGGCAAGCAAGTTGTAAGCACTCTTCGGCCCCCACTTCATGTCCGTTGCACTATTGGCTGCGTAGTTGTCAGCAGAGTCAGAGCTTAATACTTGCTGATATAGCCACTTACGGCCATGACCTTTTACTTGCTTGTTACCATCAATCCACAAACCACCAAGACCACGGATTTCCATTGGCTCGTCCATTGTGTCGGGGTTGAAGAAGTCTATCTCACAACCAAGATAATCTTTCTCTGCTCCCACAACAACAAGGCTCTTGTCCTTGTTCCACTCCTGCACAACACGGTCATCGACTTCAAAAAACTCCTGATACTCTGTGTTGTATTTTCGCAACATCAGGTCTGCAACTTCGGAGAGCAAAAGCGGGCGTACAAGGTTATCTCGATTTCCTTTATACTTAATTACCGTGGAGATGTCTTCACGGAAAGATTTCCCCTTTGTTGTGAAGCCATAATAATCTTTCGTTCCAAGCTTTCCAAGTATTGCATCTAAGCGCGAGTTAAGGATTTGCCTTGCTGCTCCCATACCAAGAGACTCCTGCTTGTCTTCAATATTAAAATCTTCAACAAGAAACGGCGTAGTGCGAGACTTGTTTTGTTCAGCGAGCCATCCGCCTGATTTCTTCTGCCAAGAGCCATAGAACTCTGTACGAGTCTTGAACTCTTTTTGGTTTCCAGAAGACTTGTGTGTAACAACAATGCTTCGCTCTTCTGCGAGGCAAGCTGCTTCAAACTTTATGAAGTCCATATCAATTACAGCTCTCATGGAACTATCTCCCAATTTTCAATTCCAGCGGCAATCTCACTGGAAAGCTCACTACGGTACTTATCGAGAACTTCTAGAATGTACTTCTTTTTATGTACTGCATAGCATAAAAATGCTTCCTCTTTTGTAAGGAATCCACCAATCTTTTTATACTTAGAAGGGGAAATAGTTACAAACGCCTCATAGCGACCTTTTCTGCAACTTACCCCTCTATAACCCGTAGAACTTTCCCCTTTTGGAGATGTAAGAATACAATTCAGGGCTTTAGGAATAAAGCAACAATACTTTGGGGAATAGCATTCGTTTCCTCTTTTCAGAACTTCCTTGTCCAACTCCCATCCTTCTTGATACTTGCCTTCCTTCTGCTGTGTTTCAAACCACTCATAGAAGTTTGAATAATCTTTCCATTCGTCGCAGCAGGAGGTTGCTCTGTAAGATTTTTGTCTATTAACTAAATAGTCTTTCCCCATCTCAGTAGAGCGTTGTTTCATATTCTCCCAGAGTTGGCAAGCCTTTGTCTTAATATTTCCCCTTCTTGTTGGGTATCTTCCTGAGTTATACCAATCCTTTTGTTTGTGTTCTTTCATACAACTCCCTTATGAGAAGAACCCTCCCGCAAGGGAGGGTTCAGTTGTTATATCAAAATGGGCAGTCGAGGCTATCATCCACAGGAGCCTTCGGGGTAGCCTTTGCCTTCATAGGCTTGGAAGCCGCAGGAGGCAGATCGTCGAACGACTCCTCATCACCCTGCTTTACAACAGGCTTCTTATCATTGCCTGCGGGAACGGCCTTCGGAGATGCACCAAACTCCTCGCCAGCGGCTGCGCCACCCTTGGAGACATACTCCACCATTTCTTCTACAAGAATGGCAGACAGTTGAGGAAACTGTTCGTCCTTCACATCACGAATGGTGTAGCTCACTTTACCCTTGGAGCCATTCCCCACAAGCTTTTCAAAAGTAACGTCAGTACGCCCTTCGGAAGTCTGCTCGATAGCACGAGGACGATATTTCTCAGGCGTCTCGAACACATTGCCGTCAGGCATCGTTTTCTTGCAGTCCTTTTTGAGTTTGAGGATAAATTGCTCATCTTGCTCCGGGAATGGCGCATCAATCCCGAACTTTTCAACAAACTCGTCGTTGTCGAATTCCTTCACCTTGTTCTTTGGAAAAGACTTCTTCCAAGCCTTTGCTGCGGCCTTGCTTACAACACAATCCACAGACCACTCGCTATCAGTGGTAGAGCCGTACTTGAAGACAGGCTTCTGGATTTTGGTATAAAGAAAGGTCACATTGTCGATAATTTCAGCCATACTGTTTATTCCTCCTTGAGAGAATTGATTGTTTTGCACAGAGCCTCTTGGCCTCCGCTGTGCCGGATTACTTCTTCATGAACACGCATTATACATCACCTTCTACTGCCTTGTCAAGCATTTCTTCTGAAGAATCTTCAGGAGGTTTGGGCTTCTTGTGGAGGCCGGATTTCCTGTAAGACCTTCTACCCTTTTTACTCTTGTCCTTTACAAGAGTGGCTGAAGACACTGCTTCCCCAAAAAACTCTGCAACACAGAGCGGCACAGAGTAGTCTTCCAAAAACTGCCACCTATCCATCTGTCCCTTGATGGCCCAAAGCTCTTTTCGCAATTGCTTAGAGGTAAAAGCAGATTCTCCTATGGTGTAGAGGTAGTCTACTACTACATTCACATCCATTTCGACAATGGTGTACCAGTCAAAGTAGGCCAAGATAACGGGTCTCGGGAACCTTGCGCCATTTTTCTTCCCGTAGTGGCTTCGGTAATTAAACGGGAGCTTCAGATGAACTTTAATTCTATCCATTCTGCACTGGACATCCGCTTCACTTAACCAGATCAGAGAGCTTACGCAGTGGTTAAGCAAGGCTGCGTAATCGTGCGTTGTAGCCTTGTGTAGAGTCTTAACCCAAACCTTCGGCGGCTTTCGATTTCCCCTGCGCCACTTTGAGAGGGCAAGTTGTTTTGACAAGGAGAGGCCTGCATAGGGCGAGCCTTCTTCGTGAAAACTCTCCTCAGACTTTTGTTCTAGATGTGTTTCCAACACGCTCTCCTTAGTATGCCAGAGATATGCCCTAACGCAACATTATACAGTATCGCAATCTCTCCTTGTGTAAATAGTCCACTAGAATAAAGATCACGCATTTCTAATACATCTTTTTCCAGCAACTTAGCCCCGGAATGAGAGCTCCCTTTTGGGCGTATATCAACGGCAATATTGTCAAAGTAATAAGTTACTTTTTCTTTCAATGCGGCTCTCGTCTCTAAGGTCTTATTTGGCCGGTCGCCATAGATTCTATAAGATGCTTCATCATACGCTTCAGCGGCCTCCTCTACAGTTTCATAAGAGCCTAGATGGAGTCGTTCTGAGTTGAGTTTTATAGACGCTGAAAACTTCCCTGCGTTATTTACTGACACACCAACCTCCGAGAAAGCCGTCCCTTCTAGTTTGCGCTGCATGTGTCCTTGAAAATTAGCAGTATCCCATGCACAGTTTTCTTTGTAGTAACCCTTATCATTATCCCTGCGGTTAAGAGTCAAATTATCAGAATACCCCTCTTGCATGTCTTCCCAAAAGCCTTCAAACGTATTCCACTTGTCGCACACAGTGATACCCCTCCCACCATAAGAAGGATACCATTTGTGCTTCACATTATTACACCTTGTTTTCATGTCAGCCCAACACTGATATTGACGCGTTTTGTGCATGCCGTGGGACGTGCCTTTTTCTAGGTTATAGCAACCACAGGAAAGGGTTGTCCCATTTCTGAAGCTGGAGAGTAGGAAGGACTTTGGAGGAGACCCGCAGTCACACTGCATAAGAAACTTCCGGCGGTTTTCTCCGCTAGGGTAAACATGCGGCGGGATCTCTTCCAAAATAACCAATCGACCATACCTGTCCCCTGCTTTAATTTCAACTTGTTTTGTCACTGCATCTTCTCCACCGTCTAAAACAACAGTATATCATATAATGACTCAGTTGTCAAGATAAATGTTGAAGAGTCAGTGGCAAGAGGCCCAAGTCGTACCTAAAATGTACCCTGCGCTAAGTGGAACGTTGAGTTTGTAATACTCTCCTGCTTCCCTTACAGACTCTGTAGCAAGAACCCCGGCCCGACAGTAGGCAACAAAATACATTTTATCCGTGTGCCCAATATCGCTCCAATCTGGATGCTCTTTTTTAAACAACTTACACGCTACTTCTGCTGCCTCTTCACTTTCATACTGGGAGAGGGGGAACGTCTTAAACTCTACCATGTCCCGCTTCACTTCAAGCTGTGCCTCATCATGGTATGCCATCAACTGCTGGCAGAACGACTTATTTTTCCAATCGTCCTTCCAGAAATCTACTGTAAGCCCTTCTGCTCGCAGTTTCTTATCGTGGAGCACCATCGCCCGTTTTGCACAGATGACTCCGCTACTTTGAAACCTAGAGTTTACAACATTCCCCTTAGAGCGGATAGGGAGTTTTCGATTATCTAGTCCAAGAAGCCAAGCCTTCTTACCTACAGTTTCCCAAAAAGCTTGCATTCGTTCTTTAAGAAGCTTAAGAGGCTCTGCATACTCCCAGAAAGCATCAAAAATAACCTGCGCTGTCTGCAAATCACAACCTACAATCTTTGCTACACGTTTAGCTTGGGCGTTGTATGAACACCCGTACTTTACGGATTTTGCGGTGCCTCGGGGAAAAGCTTTATTGATGAGTGTTGAGATGCTTTTTGCTAAGACTGAGTGGCAATCATTAGGTTTAGCCGCAGTCAGACTGACACCGTACTCCGGCCCGCCGGGATAGGGGAAACAGTGGCTTGCTTCTATCATTGCTTCAAGGCTGTCAAAGTCATAACCTAGCTGTAAAAACCCGTCTGCTTTATTTACACCAAACATACCTCGCATGTTATGCCCATACAAGGAGGTGACACGTGCAATGTTTGCCACTAACTTATGCTTAAATCTTGAACTGCCTGCTCCACAAGTATCTGCTGGAGTTGGAATTCGACCATCACTTCTTACGTTGGCGAGGAAACCTTTTCCAGTAACTACATCATCTTCGTCCCAGTCATCCGGATCAAACCCACCCCCAAGAATACTATTTCTACGGTGCTTGTAGGTCAAGTAATCAACCACTAAACGGGCATGAGGAAATTGTTCTGCAATTTCCAGTAGGCTTGGACAAATTTCTTTTTCTTGGCCTTCAGTCAGAATTGGATTAGTCAATACTTTCAGAGGTCGTTTCATGTCATGCTTCAACAACTTCTCTTTAAGCCTTTGTGGAGACACTTCTAAGTGTTCGCAGCGATCTGCGCAGAAAGGGCTTGAAAGTGTTTGCTCCACATATCGCTCAACAACGGCTGCAAAGGCCGCTTGTGTGTATTTCTGTTTCTTGCTATCTACTGTCAGATCCCGCTCTTTGTAGTTACGAACACGCCACTTCATGTCTCTAACAAGCCACTCTTTGATAAAAGTGATATCATCTAGTGACGCGGGCTCCGTACTCACAATAGGCTCCTGCCCAATAGGCAGCACATAAGTCTTACCATAGAGCACTGTTGAATAGCCGCCTTCGACTTTCTCAATAACACCTCCATGACGCTCGCACCACTTAATGATATTAGCGTTAGGCTCCCCATCCATCTTGAATTGCTTCAAGCCGGGAATATATTCCTTCAGCTTAGTCTTTCCCATAGGTTTCGGAGGAAGGTTTGGCTCGACGATAGCCCTGCGCTCCTCCATGAGAATGTCAAGCTCTTTGACATTAGCTAGAGCGAGATCAGAATCAAACCAGAAGCCCCTATGAGACTGACGAGTAATAATCTCAGCAACAGATTTCTCAAGCTGATAGGCGTCATCCCACTTCCAATCTCCCCATTCTTTGAGAAGATACTCATAGGTCTTAATGTTCACCTCAACATCTCGCACGTTATAGGTAAGCATCTCAGGATTATACACTTTAAATTCTTCACCTTTGGCAGCTTTGAAATCAATCAGGCCAATCTCAACAGCCTTAGCCCTCCAATCAATCTTTGGATAGCCCAACAACTCACCGAAGTATTCGATAGAGTGCCCACGGCGATCTGGATTGAGCGTCTTAGATAACACCAACGTGTCGATAATATCTACAGACCCGCCTTGCCACGTATCTGGGCCAACAGTGTAATCCATTCCGAGAGCTACCTTACACACAAGCAAATCGAAGTTGATTATATTGTGCCCGACAATTGTCCCTACGTTGTCCTTAGCCCACGTAGGGAATTTTGTGTAGCAATCTTCTTGGACAAAAGAGAATTCTTCTTTTGTATCCATGTCAATCACGACGATACAATGAACAACAAAACTGTCACGCAGCTTCCAAGGAGAGGCTGCGTAATCAACAGAGCTGTCGTCCAGAAATCCATTAGTCTCAATGTCAAAACAGCATCTACGTTTAGTCACACACCCTCCCCATTATCCAAATCAAATCAATCCAACATTCTACCACATCTCAATCACCCCCGCCAAGCTCTTCTTGAAACATATCCTCAAGGCAGCCAACATGGTAAATATCCCCATCAAAGCTACTCCCACTGCCTTGAGCAACAATCTCTCCACAATGCTCGCAGTATTTGTGCTTCTTGAAGATACGATCATAGCCCTCATCAAAAGCTTTACTTCCCGGCTTACTAATCATTCTACTGTTGGTGTGCTCGTTTACTGAGATTACCATTTAACTTTCCTCCCAAACAGTCTTTGTTACCACCTTGCCTTTAATATGCCCATACTCTTTAAACAATTCTTTGAACTCCTCTGGCATTGAATAGCCTCGCTCCTTATAGCACTTGTACGTATTGTAGGCCAGTCCAACAAGCCCTGCTACATCCTCAGAGTCTGGATACTCCTGATTATAACGCCCGACAAAGATAAGCTTGCCAGTGGCTATATCTTCAGAGATGCACAAGGTTTCCTTGCAGAAACCAGAAAGCTCAAGAGAATACGAACCAGCAAGCACCTCATGTGCCCCACTACAATAGCAATTCGTAAATCTCACCTCTCCATCATACCCTGCTGAAATCAGTTTTTCTACGAGAGAAGTTACCTGCTCAGTTACTTTATACGACATCTTAGTTCTCCTCCTTATACATATTACGCTCAAAAGCATAAATCCCAAGAGCATCGCTCAAATATCGCTTCACTTCCTGAGCACCTGCTGAATAGGCGTCGTCAATATCACTCCTTGTACCACAAACCTCCTCCTGATCTCCGCAGTAGGAATAACCACTAATAAAATCCTTCCGAAGAATAATCTCAAGACGTTCCAGCAGAAGCTTCTCTGGTGTGTTGGGATCTTGGCGGTTGTAAAGGTTAATTGGCGTGTTCATTATGGCTTCACTCCATAACTGAGGTTACTTCCGTTTTTACATGATACTTCCCATTGAATGTCAGGTCGAAAATAGCGAATTCTGGCGTAGTCAAATCCTCCCCGGCTTTGGCAAAGCTCAACAGCTTGTACATAACCCTCTTGTGTTACCTTTTGTGAGCAGGCTGTCAGCAGCAAGACTACTGTAATTGCACTTAGTCGTTTCATATTATCGTTTTCCTTTCAGGATAAATTCAGCGCCATTGTTACATTTGGCGTAGATAGCATTTCCTGTGTCATCGAACCGTTCAATGTAAATCCGGGTAAGCCCTTCATTGCTACCGCATTTATCTTCAGCAGCGTTGAAGTCTTGCGGGTAGAGATTTACTCCGCAGGCGGATAGGATGATAGCACAGAGGGCTAGTAGTGGTAGGTGTTTCATGTTGTCTCCTTTGTTAAAATCCGTTGTTCTGTGAAGCAGCCCATTCGTCAAAATCATAGAGCTTGTGCACTAAGTTATCGTAGTACAGCTTTCCTGCTGGCCCCGTCTGCCCTGACCAGCGACACTTCAAAAGAAGCATGTTAGTGGTATTACGAATAATAGGGTCTTCATTAGCCTTGTCCCGACCTACCACAAGAATCCACGCAGCAGATTTACTAAGGGTAGAAGAGCCATGCAATCCACTCTCATTACCCAGTGCCCCTTCACTACCATCCTTCTCTCCAGTTCCAGTCTTACGCTGGTGAGACACATTGATGATAGAGCAATCGTAGCGATTTACAATACTCTTCTGCCACTTCATCAGCACAGCCTGCTCGTCCGTAGTTAGGCCATCGAACATGTCAGAAATTGTGTCAACCACCACAACCTTACAGTCACACGCAATTACAAGTTGCTCAATAGCCGCTTTCAGACTCTCTACGTCGCCGTCACGATCATCCACAACCATCCAACGGTCTGAGCCGTCTTCGTTGTAGAAGAGTTCTTTCTGCATTTCGATAGTACGATCTGAACGTAGAACCTCCAGTTTGTTTTCTTGCGGAAGATTTCCGAGCTTAATGCCGATGTGGCGGGACAACATCAACTCCCCGTACTGTCCCTTGTTCTGCTCCATGCTCACCACGCCCATTTTATAGGGGCTGCTGAAGATCCAATCGTAAATACACTCATTGACAATGGTGCTCTTCGCCTGACCTGTAAAGGCACTCACCACACCTACCGTGCCTAGAGGAATACCGTCAGCAGTCATCTGATTCAGAGTCTTCATAAATGAGGGTAGGCGCAACTTTGGACGAAGTGCCTCCTCAATTACTGCGTCATACAACTCCCCGCTACCCACAATACCTGTTGGCAAGTGTGGGCGGGATTTCCAATAATCATCAATGAACTCATGCTCTTTCCCAAGGCGGATGTACTCGTCAGCATCTTTGTAGCGCATCTTCATAATGTACCCCTTACCTGCTGGGAGCACCTTGCAAATATCCTCGTTAGCTTTCTTACCTGCTTCGTCACTATCCATGCATACAATAATCTTCGCAAACTGTGAAAAGAACTCATATTGTGCTTGAACTTGCCGATGCGCCCCTGTCTCTCCCGTAGTAGGAGAAACTACAGCTACAGTTTCATATTCATCTTTACCCCGAGACTTCTGGTTATCCAGAAGCATTTGGTAGGCTGCTCGCTGCTTAATCTCACCCCCGACGATGATAACCGTGCGAGTGTGGTTCTTGAAACGGAACTGCCCAATCATGTCACACTCTTTACCTACAGCCCCGATAGGGTGCTTGAAGTCTTTCGGGAATACACGCGTCTTATACCCAACAAGTTTCCCGTCAATTGTCGTAGGAACAAACTCCTTGATTGGCTCTCCAGTTTCTTCGTTGTACTGATAGCGCACCCCGAAGAATGCGTTAATCTCCTTGCGGATACCTCGAAATCCCTTGCCATCTACACCTGTGTAACCCTTAATCTGCTCGTTCTCTTCATCTGTAATTGGTTCGCGTGTTGCCACCTCAATCTCCTCTTCTGTTTTATTCTCTTTATGCTCTGCAAGCCAATCGTCAGAAGGCTCAGTGTAAGAACACACGTGGCAGTACGAACCTTTACCTTCTCCGTAATAGTGGAGGTTGTCTTTGGACGTATCGCCACCTCTTTCAGCACACCGTGGACATTGGCATTTCTTGGCATACTTACCTCTATCAACTTTGCTCAATTATCCCTCCCGCTTATAGATACATCACAACCGCTTTAGTTGATCCTTATAATACTCAAGATCATTCAGTATGTCCTCGATAACCCAGCTCTTGAACTCAATCTCATCAGCAGCCTCCTCCAACACATCAGCAATCCTGTCAGGCTTGTTCTCCATAACAGATTTCCTCGAAGGAATTTGCCTACGAATAGCAGCACGCTTGCGAAGGCGTACAACGAGGGACTCTTGTTCAGGCTCTTTACAGGCATTACAGAGGTGGTCTGCAGGCTGCCCAATGAAGATTGCTCCGCACGAAACACATTCACAGCCTCCGGGATTATGTTCGATAATCATGGTAGTCCTCCGCCAAGAACCCCAACCACCGCCATAGAAAACATTAACCAAATAACTGAACCTACGACTTGTGCCTCGCTAACTCCCCAGTGAGGAAGTCCAAGAAGGGCTAAGAATGCCACAGCGAGTACATTCAATATTGGCGCTAAGACAACCAGCATCAGGGTTACAATTAAGAAGTAAGTCCATTGAATTTTCATCACGTCTCTCCATAAAAATTATGCAAGCCACAAGTATATACCAACCTCTTACTTCGTGTCAAGTAATTATTCAGATCCCTACGCATAAACCACAAAGCCCCCTGTGTAGGATCTACACCACTGCGCATCACCTTTACAGCCAGCTTATCCCAGCTTTTAGGCACAGGAGGGATGTGCCCATTACGCACAAAGGAAAACTGGTTAGGAGCTTTCACAATAGCTACAACACTTTGCTTCCACTGTTTAGCTCTGTTAAGAGCTACATGTGCTACAGCCTCTTGGCATTTCTCTGGCTCCCCTCTTGCCTCGTGGTAGATAACGCTGGAGATTACTTGTACGTGAGACTGCTTTATAGGCGTTTTAAGCCTCGATACGGGCCTCAAGCTGGGGGTATAGCTTGAGGGTGCTAAAGACGCGCTAAACGTAAGGATAAGCAATGCTAGAATGCCTTTATACACCATAGGCTATCCCCGCCAAGCCACAACATCAGGCTTCTGCATCTTCGTAGCAAGAATGTATTTATCGCCCAGATAACGGAGACATTGGATTCGGCATTCGTACAAGTAGTCCGTCTCTCCGGGTAGTTGCTTTACGTTAGGCATTTCAATTTTGTTCATAGATTTTACCTCCTAAGATAATTGTGATTGGCAGCTTTGCACAAAGGTCTCTCAGATCGCCGTAGAGTAGCCTAAGCTGCAAAGCATCTTCCTCTGAAAGCCTCTCCGGGTAAAGCATATCATTCCTCCCAGTGAATTTCAATAGTTGCAGTAGGCCCAACACAGTCAGCATGCGCAAGAGCAATCTCTTTAGATGGATACACCCCTCCTGTAAAGGCCAATGTTTCTGGGCAACTGGACTTATAAATATTAATCCAACCACTCTTCTTCTCTGAGGCCATGAAGAGGTCTTTAGGCCCTGCTGTAACATTCCAATAGGTTCCCACCGCTGTGTATGCGATATGAACCCCCTCTATCAACACTCCCAATGGAAAGCAGCTTACAACTCCTTCCTCATAATACAAAAACTTAGCAGGCGTCCCATCACGGCAGACAATAGGCTTCCCTGCAATGGCTTGTTCTAGGTTGAATGGTTTCATGTTAGCCCACCTCTTTCTGCAAGCCCTGAAGCAGTGCTGTCACTGCAGCGTGGAGATACTCATCGTCAGGGTACGTCTCATCTGGGATAGTGACATCTAGTGCTATGATGGCCTGCAAGATACGCTCGTCTTCCTCACTAGTTACTTCGATGCTGATTGTGTAAGGCTTGAAACTTGTTGTTCCAACTTGTTTAGTAACTTTCATACTACTTCTCCTCGTGTTTGTTAAGCATGTAGCAATTCTAAGGGATGATTCTTCTATTGTCAAGCACTATCTCTATTTATTTTACACAAAGAAGAAAGCCCTGCCAGAAGCTTGTTAGGCTTCTGGCAGGGCTGTGTGTTCTTGTGATGTGTGGCATACTTAATAGTATACGCTCGGGGGAGGGGTTGACTTATGTGTATCAGGAAGAAATTATCTTCTGCACTACTACTTCATAAATTCTAGGATCAATCACATCCATCTCAGATTTTCTGGAAAGTGCAAGTTCCAGCTTCCGGTTCTCCCACGCCTCGTGTGCAGCTTGTGGTGTTGAGAAAGAGCCTAGCCGTTCTGCGATTTTATTGCTCCCGTTGTTTATTTGCGCTATGAATCTGCCCTTATTCTCACTAACACCTATCGGATACGCTCCCCTTGATTTTCCGCGGTCAATGGTGAAAGTGTTAAGCCACTGTGGCACAAAAACACAGGTTAATGGCCCGTACTGCTTGTTCTCATATATAAGCAGATCTTTATCCAAACTCCACCCCTCTACTTGATTCTCCTTCCACCAGACAGCAAAAGCAGAGTACGTTCTCCACTCGTTGCAAACACTACATCCAACGTATGTTGAGCGCCTAGACTGAACCTTCCCACCCACGTCACACCTTGAGTACATACTCTTCCACACAATGTATGCAGGGTCTGCACTAACAATTAATTGGTTACTGTACCACTGTGTTTTCCACTCTACGTCATTTGTTCCTATCCCAAACACCCCGCCTTGTATAACTTTTCTTTTCCTACGAGGGCCGCTCACATGCGCAAGATGCACTTCTAAGTCTGTCATGATTTTATCCTTTGCATGAGAATCTTATGGAATATCCTGTAAGTCCTTGATTTATATAATCCTTTAAGGAAACAGCAAAACTTGTCATAGCAACCCCAAACCCCCTTAGACATTTGAAGGCTTTGCAATTTAGTAGTTTGTTTCCTACAATGCGAGTCCAGTCAGAGAAGGTTTGGATAGTGCTATGATGTTCTGCGTTTCCTAAAGGGATGAATTCTTCACATCCTTTTAAGGTGCCTAAACTTGTCCCTAGCAACCCCATAACGGCATTGTCTCACACAAATACGCAGAAGTCAAGCTTTGTGGTAGAATTATTTTCTAACATGGCCGTGTTACATATCTTGGCCGTGGTAGTATCTTAACGTAGAATCCGCTTCTGCACTACGTGGTTGTTAAGGTGGGTTATGATTTAACTGTTGACTGCAAAGAACTTGCATGGTATGATGCACATATCAAGTTGGTTAGAGGAGAGACGAAATGAAACAAGAACATTACAAATTCCTGTCCTATGTGCAGGAATACATTGCAGAGAACCCAGAGGTATCCTCCTATGTTGTACAGGCTGCTTCTGCTGGGGTGACAGAAGCTATGGACAAGATCAAGGAACTTGCACTAAACTGTGAATCATTAGCTGTGATGGCAATGACACGCAGAACAAAAAATGTTGATAGCTGTGTTCTTGCCAAACTGAAGCAGATTAATGGTAAGAGTTGGATGAACTGGGACAGTGAGATTGAAGCGCTAGAAGCTAAGGCGAAAATCAATGACTAGACAAGAAATCGACATCCTGTGGCAACGAGCCTTGGTTGCAGCTATTGCAGAGGGAGAGCCTATGACGAGGTATCACTTTGCGGAGATGCTGCTAAGTTCTGTACGTGATTCCCGAACAGAGAATGCTCCCCTAGAGCCTGTGAAGACACTTGCCTCAAATGTTGAACGGGAAGCCTTCATAGCTAAAGCAAAGTATCTGGGCTATCCGACAATGCAGGGATACATCACAGCACAGGCTCAGATGTACGATGTTCCTCTGGATGTTGCAAGATCCTGCTTTCAAGTAGGTAGCTACCCGGAGGCTTTCACAGGCTTCTTGCAGCTTCTGCGTGAATATAAGATGAAGAAGGGAGATACGAAATGCTATCAAGACTGAGTTATTTCTGCTACGGAGCTATGGTCTGTAGTTGCGTGCTAGGCTTCCTGCGAAGCCCTTCTGTTTATCCGCTGGTGATTATTGCCCTGACAGTTATTTTAATGATTGCGAAGGAGAAGGAATGAAGCTATTGCTAGGAAATTGTAAAGATTTGTTAAAGGAATTGCCAGATAATTCTGTGCATTCTGTAATTACTGACAGTCCGTACGAACTAAATATGATGGGACGTGCTTGGGACAACACTGGCATTGCCTATGATGTGGAATTGTGGAAAGAGTGTCTCCGGGTATTAAAGCCGGGAGGCCATCTTCTGTCCTTTAGTGCTTCACGAACATATCACCGTATTACGTGTGCAATAGAGGACGCGGGCTTTCAGATCCGCGACCAGATTATTTGGGCGTATGCGCAGGGCATGCCTAAATCTGGAACATTAAAGCCCTGTCATGAGCCAATCTGTGTAGCACGTAAGCCTTTCAAAGGTAATGCCAAAGCCATGATGGAACTTGAAGGCATTGGTAGCTACAACATTGAATCTTGCCGTGTTCCCGTCACAGATCCTCAAGACCTTGCGGATTTTGAGAACAATCACAGGGTAACAGAGCGTATTCCTCTTGATCGTAAGGACAGTTCTCTGAACCTGTTTGAAGGCGGCTGGAAGCAGATAGTAGGAGAAGCACACATCCCAGAGGGCCGTTACCCCGGAAATTTGGTCACGGACGGTAGTGAGTGTGTTCAAGCAATGTTCCCACAGAGCAAGGGCCAGCAAGGGAAGATTACTGGAATGGAACCCTCGGAGAAAACATTGAAGACGTTCGGAGAGTTCTCTGGCAGAAGTCCATCCACTCCGAGGGGCGATACAGGCTCTGCTGCAAGGTTCTTCACCAAATGCGAATTCACAGATGAAGATTACGAAATCCAAGAGCAACTTTTATTTTACAAGAAGCCTACGAAGAAAGAAAAGGGAGAGTACAACACACATATTAGTGTGAAGCCTGTGAGCCTCATGCAGCACCTTATCCGGCTCGTGACGCCCATTGGAGGCGTTGTGTTAGATCCATTCATGGGGAGCGGCACAACAGGCGTAGCCGCCCGTTTAGAGGGCATGGCGTTCATTGGGATGGAAATGGAACAGGAGAGCTTTGAGATTGCACAACGGAGGATTTATGAACGTAGCTAAACTAATTAGTATTTTACAGAAGTACCCACAAGATCTTCCCGTGGCATACCGGCTGTACAGCGAGCACTGCTTGATGGAAGAGGACGACATTTACACTGAGCAACTTAGTATTGCCAGAGCAGATGGTTGGGTGCATAGTAAGCGGGCCGACGTAGAGGATGTAACATACTTAATTTTTCCGGGGCATTGAGTGAAGCCTCCAACTAACAACATCCTCTGGGCAATGCGTATTGTGGAGATGGTTACTTGTTTGACGATTATCGCAGGAGTTGTCAAACATTGGTTTGATGTGTAAATAAACCTCCATGTATATTTGACTTCCATCTCTTTCCGTGCTACAATAGTGTCCGGCCTAAAATTATTAGGAGAGGAAATGATTGAGTTTGATTTGCACATTCTTCACATGCTCCCGATAAACCTCTGGTCAGTGAACCTGTATAATCCAGAGACACATATTGAGAGGGCTATGAGGACGCGGCTTCCTGAGCGGGAAGCGAGGGAGAGGAGTGGGGGAAGAGATGCTGGGAAGGTTGATTTTATTAGGGGTGTTTTGAGTAAACGATAACAGAAGGAGTAACATGCTTGATTTAAACATTATTCGAAAGCTTCTTGCCGAGGAGCTAATGACAGGGAGTAACATTCACTATTCCTTTGACACAGCTCTGTCTAAGGCAGCTAAACAGATTTACCAACAAGGCGTTCAAGATGGCCTAAAACAACTAGAAAAGGAAAACAATGACAAAGTTTGAGGTGGCGGAATGTTGCATGGGATGAGCAAAACCAGACAATACTACATCTGGCGAAGTATGAAGCAGCGTGTGGAGAACCCTAATCGCAAAGACTACCCTCACTATGGTGGAAGAGGTATTCTGTACGACCCTCGCTGGGGCTCGTTTGCGCTGTTTTGGCAAGACATGGGCGATGGGTACACGGAAGATCTGACTCTGGACAGAGTAGACCCAAATAAACACTACACGAAAGACAATTGTAGGTGGATTCCAATGGATCAGCAAGCAAGAGGCCATCGCAAGCACCCGGGAAATACCTCTGGGACTACCGGGGTTCACTACCGCATAGGACAGGATTGCTGGCGAGCGACATGGTGCGATGGGGAAGGCAGAAGAAAGGAGAAATCTTTCTATTGCAAGAAACTCGGCAACAAGAATGCATTTGAATTGGCTGTGGCGTATCGACGGCAGAAGATAAAGGAACAAGAAGCCATGGGGTTTTCTTATTCAGAATTTCATGGAAAATAACAAAAAGGAGAAGTAATGGAATTGTCACAACAGATTTTGTCAGATATTACAGTGTTTAACAAGTACGCGAAGTACATCCCTGAGATCGCCCGCCGCGAAACTTGGGATGAGTTGGTGGAACGCAACATGGTGATGCACATTCGCAAGTATCCGCAGATTAAGGATGAGATTCGGCAAGTATATAAACAATTTGTATATCCTAAGAAGGTTCTTCCGTCAATGCGGAGTTTGCAGTTTGGGGGGTTGCCTATCGAACTCTCCAATAACCGCATTTTTAACTGTGCCTTCTGTTCTGCAGATGATCCTGCTATCTTCCCCGAAGTGATGTTCAACCTACTTTCGGGTTCTGGGCAGGGATACTCTGTGCAAAAGCGCCACACAGAGAAGTTACCAGTGGTAAAGGGGGTTACGGAGCGGAGCAAGAAGTTCTTAATTACTGATGATATTCAGGGCTGGGCAGACGCGGTTAAGGCCATTGTAAAGGCATACTTCCAAGGAAAGTCAGATCCAGTATTTGACTATCGGGCCATTCGCCATAAAGGAGCTAAATTGGTCACAAGCGGAGGCAAAGCTCCCGGTCCAGAGCCTCTTCGTATCTGTATTGAGCACCTTCGTTCTATTCTCAACGGAGCTGTTGGGCGAAAGCTTAAACCAATTGAAGTACATGATATGCTTTGTTTCATTAGTGATGCCGTTTTGGCGGGCGGCATTCGCAGATCGGCATGTATAGTCTTGTTTGACAAAGACGACATGGACATGCTTACCTGTAAAAGTGGTAATTGGTGGGAGCTTAACCCTCAACGTGGGCGGGCTAACAACAGTGTTGTTCTGAAGCACGGGGACGTTACCGAGGAAGAGTTTAAGTTCATCTGGAAACGTGTAGAAGAGTCGGGAGCGGGCGAGCCGGGTTTGTTCTGGACGAACGACTATGATTTGGGAACAAACCCCTGTTGTGAAATCTCGTTAAAATCGAATCAGTTCTGCAACTTGACGACTCAAAATGTATCTGATCTGGCGAGCCAAGAAGAGTTCAATGAACGCTCTCGTGCTGCTGCTTTCATTGGTACACTTCAAGCTGGATATACTGACTTCCCATATCTTCGTGACATTTGGAAACAAAACACAGAAGAAGACGCATTGCTTGGCGTAAGCATGACAGGAGTAGGTAGTGGGGCGGTATTGAAATTTAACGCCGAAGAAGCGGCATTGGAAGCAGTCAAAGAGAACGCTCGTGTAGCAACTCTGATTGGCATCAACCCTTCAAAACGGGTCTGTGCAATTAAGCCAGAGGGTACAGCATCACTGGTGGCAGGATCTTCTAGTGGTGTTCATGCTTGGCACAATGACTACTACATCCGCCGTATGCGTGTTGGGAAGAACGAGGCGCTCTATCACTACATGAAGGAGAATCTTCCAGACCTGATTGAAGATTGCCAGATGAAGCCTCATTTGGAAGCAGTTATGAGCTTCCCACAAAAAGCCCCTGAAGGTGCAATCTACCGAACGGAGCCCGCGCTCAACACCTTGAACCGAGTAAAGCACTTTCACGATACTTGGATCAAACCGGGGCACGTAGAAGGAGCGAATACCCATAACGTATCTTGCACAATTTCAGTGCGAGATGAAGAGTGGGGTATTGTGGGCAACTGGTTGTGGGACAATCGTCATAGCTATTCAGGCATCTCCGTTCTTCCGTACTTTGGTGGAACATATCCACAACTTCCTTTCGAGGATTGTGATGAAGAGACCTACGAGCGGATGCTGAAGTTGCTCAAGGAAGTAGATTTATCAAAAGTTATTGAAGAAGAAGATAACACCAATCTGACAGGCGAAGCGGCCTGTAGTGGTGGAAGTTGTGAAGTGAAGTAACCAACCAGACCCCGCCATTAGGCGGGGTCTTTCTTCTGCCCTTCCTCCAGATCAAATCCGTAATCCCCCATATCCTCTTTATGTCCGTAATTACTTGCAAATTTTGCTTGCAAAATAATCCTTGACATCCCTTTCTAGCTAAGATACTATAGCTACATGCTTCATAAACAACACAAGGAGAACCAAATGACCAAACAAACTATCGAATCCCTGCAAGCACAGCTCAACAGTATTCAGCAGCAAATTGAAGAGCTTGCTAATGAGAAGGAAGCTACGAAGGGGGATACTCCTTGGGCTTTAGTTGATGTTAACGAAGACTGCTATTTCGTAGCCCTTCATCTTAACGGAGAGGTAGACGAAGGTGGCCGTTATAATGATCTTGATCTTAACTCCTTCAAAGAACGCTCCGTAGCAGAAGGCTTCGCTAATGCTTTCCATGTTATGATTGCTCTGCGGCAATGTGAAGGGGCTGGGAAGCTCGATTCTGAAGATTGTGGATGGGTAGTAGATCTAATGGGAGACGCGGATTGGTTTTCTACAGCAGAACATTTCAGTTTATTTCCTCCGTTTCCTTCTGAAAGACATGCTGTAGATGCGGCCAAAAAAGTGGGCCATGATAAAATCATTGCTGCTTACAAATTTCTGAGTAATGTTGAATAAGGAGAAGTAAGATGACTACCTACCACGCAGAAGCAGGAGAGAGCCTTTGGGCAGCAATTGGTCGTGTGAAGTACAGCCTTTCAACTAAGAGTTTTGCTGCTGAAGGAGTGCTTATCATCAGCGGCATCAGCCTTCGTATGAGGGCATCAAGCAACGAGTATGACATCTCGGAAAAATATGACTTGCTTCGTAAAATCCGGCAGCTTAATGGTTCATACTAATGACATTCACAAAACGCTGCCACACAAAGCTCTCGGACAGCGTCAGCGGAAACTCCGTTGTACAGGATGATTTCTGCGATGATGTTGAACGGGATAACGAGTATGTTATCAATTTTATTCGCAAGCACTATGAGAGCAACAATCAAAAGGTGCGTTGTGTTTTAGTGGAGGAGAAGTGAAATACCTTTATGAATTCCGTTGCCTAAGCCCTAAAGACGTGGTAACATTCGTCTACGTTATTGGGAGCAGCCCTGAGCACGCTACAGAGCGATTGCCAAAGGAATACAAGGTAAAAGGGTGTGTGCATTTGCGTACTAATAATGTATCGAAACTTGGAAAGGACTGGCGATGAACAACACATTCACAGATTGCCACGGAGAAGAGTGGACAAAGCATCTTGCTCGTGATACATTCGTGCTTGATGGGAGCACATACACTGTTTCTACGATCAATCGGGAGAGCAGTTGTGTCTATTCTTCGGTGTATGCTGAGACGTTGGTGTTTAAGCATGGGGCAACTTTCGCTGACTCTACGATTGTATGGCAAGGAGAATCTTGTGCTGATTCACTGCGAACACATGACCTAGTGGTGAATAATCATGATACTATTTTTGAGGAGGGAGAATGACGCGGAAGATTGAAATTAAGCCCATTAGTGTAGAATACATTGACCACATGGGCACAGATAAACGTGTGGTGAATGCAGCAAAGGTGTCCTTCTCTCAGTGGGATGATACAGCTTTCAGTGCCAAGGATGCTAACTTGTTGGCCTACCTTGCAACAGGCCTACCTTCAGCAGAACGTGACAACTGGGAGGCAATGGCCAAGGCACATACACACTTCTCGCCATTCTGCCATACGTTCATCAGTGTTCGTGTGCAAGCTCCATTCTTCCTTGCACGGCAGCTTGTTAAGCATCAAGTTGGATTATCTTGGAATGAAGAGTCCCGCCGATACATTAAGAGTGATGTAGCCCTGTGGCTTCCTGATGTTGTGCATAAGGCCCCTGCACATGCGAAGCAAGGGGCTTCTGACGAGGAGCACACAATCTACGTGTGGGGCGAATATGGGGACAACAGCTTGCCGCAACGAGACGGCGTAGATCGTTCTGCCTCACAGGTAATCCAGATTGCTTCGGAGATGGCTGTACAAGCTTACTATGATCTTCTTGAGGCAGGTGTAGCCCCAGAAGAAGCCCGTGTTGTGCTGCCATTGAACGCAATGACTACGTGGATCTGGTCAGGGTCACTTCTCGCTATGAATAGAATCTATCAGCTACGCAAAGACGCACATGCCCAGAATGCAGCTCAGGAGTTTGCAGGTAAGCTCGGGACAATTCTCTATACTCATTTTCCTGAGAGCATGAAGGCTTTGAATTATGGAGAGGGACTGTAATGCTAACCAAAACCCTAACAACCTCCCCACGCAGCAATAAATGGAACTCGGGCGAACACAGTGAGAGCGAGAACCGCCCGCGTAGCGGGTGGAACTTCCGAGTAATCTCTGCCTACTGCGGCAATGGAGAATTCGAGTATGCCATTCACGAGGTGTATTACAACGAAGCTGGAGAGCCTGCATCTTGGAGCAGTAATCCTGCTGTGGTGCTTGCAGGAGAGCCTGAAGGTGTGCAATGCCAGATTGACTTGTTCCAGAAGGCTCTGGAGAAGCCTTGGCTGATGTTGAAAACTGAAGGACTTCGCTCTTGGCTGGAGGAGATGTAAATAATTCACACAGGGCTATTGACTTTCACAGTTGATAGCCCTATTATTACGTCTATGGGAACGATAATTCCCAATTTAGAAACGAGCATTCCCAGAACGGGAATGAAATTTTATTTTAGACAAGGAGAATGAAGATGCGTAATGCGAATGAGTCCGAGGTGCTAGAAGCCCGTAGAACGGGGATCTTGAAGCAAGACTTGATGTATTTGACTGGCAGCATTCCTTACAAGGTGCACGGTAAGGATGTAGAAATCTCCCTAGCTGGATTGGTTGCAGATGACGCAGAGCGCTATGGCATGGAGGGCATCGCTATTGCAGAAACAGACTCAGGTCGAGTAATTATGGTGCAGACAAAACTACTGAAGCCTGTTGCTACAGGCCCATCCCAGCAGACCAAACGAAGCAAGCGTAAGCCTGTAAAGGGCACACGTCCAGAAACCCTCATCCCAATGTCCTCAGACGTTAAGCTGAAGGTGGGGGATAAGGTAGTCCTTGCTGATGGTACTCGATCAGTTGTCACCCAATACGATGAGGATGATGTAGACGCAATGTATTGGGTGGAGGACGGCGTATGGTGTGATGAGAATGGAAGCACAAATATCTCATCTAAACAAGAGAACATCACCCACAAAATCATCCCTTGGACGCCTCCTGCCCCTAATTATAAGCCGGAGGATGTGGCTTTCAACAAGGCCCAGAAGTGTGCTGAAGAGGATCACAGCCTAAAGGCTGCCTTTGACAAGGGATACTGGGTAACTCATCAGTCTACGCCTGATTCGGCGTGCCCTTTGTGGGCACGTTCCTTGGAAGTACAATTGTTTTTGCAGGATGGAACTATAATCAACTCTGACTTGGCAATTTACTGGAATTGGACTGAGCATGCAGACAGCGACAACATCGTAGCCTACAGAAAGGCCCAACAATGAAACAATCCCTATCAACAATCACCCTCCCGTTCTTTGATCACGAGGCTGTGCTTACGGGAGTTTTTACTCCAGAGGAGCCTTCTGTGTCGTATGGTTGGGAGGGGCAGTGGCGTGAAGGCTGGCCTGCTGAATGGGAAACACACAGCTTCCACGTCAACGGAGTGGATCTGTATGATTTCATCAGCACGGCTACAAAGGAGCTACGTCGTGGGCCTCTTGGGCTGGAGAGCGAATATGTGGATTACCTTGATTGGTATATCCAGATGAATATGGAGAGGATTGTGGAGCAATGCGCTACGCAGTAGCGACTTGACATTTCTAGCAGGCTAAAGTAAAATTTCGTTTTATGGAGGAACTATGAGCAACCTTATAGCATACACAATCGTACAGCGTAACGGGAAGCACTACTACATCAGCACAATCAACCGTGAGAGTAGTGCATCAGGAGCTTATGGACGTATGTACGCAGAGACAATGGTGTGGGAGTGGGACAACGTGTTACGTGAGCGTGGCGAGTTCATTGGACAAGGAGAGGCCAGTTGTGATAGCCTCTTCACACATCTTGACTTTGTGCAGCGTATGCACAGGGACGGCGTGTTGGAGATTGACGAGGACTAATTCCAGTTTTGGATTTCCATTTGGACATTTCCAGATTGAATTTCTGATTCTTATTTTACCTTTTATGTACAGGAATTAGCCTAAAACGTACATGTTACAAATCTTCGTCATTTAGCAGGATTTGACGGAAATATGTAACATACAGGAATACAACATTGTTGTTTTAATACAACACTTTACCCCTCCTTCTGTTGCGTAAATACAACACAATGTTGCATAGAAACAACGGAAGGAATTCTCCAGCTTATTCTGGGAAAACGTATGGAAAGGTGGCTATATGGCTTTTGATTATAAGACAGCGGGATCACTGTGCACTGGAACGAAGGTTTCTGAGGATCTTGTGAGGGCTTTTGTACAGTCTGCTATAAATAACCACGAAAGGCTTCTAGGAGTTGATGCAAACCTCTCAACTCTTGAATACGAACTCTATTGTCGCAATGCAGAGATTGCTTTGTTGAAAGAGCAGCTATTGGCTGCGGAGAAGACTACAGAGGATCTGCAAGCAGAGTGGAGCCTGCACATACAACAAAACTTCTGAGCGAACTCATAAAGTTCTGGTAGCTGTGGAGTAATTATTCTAGGGAGAGTGTGCTACAATCCCTAGTCGAAGAATCTCAGCTAGACTTTTCGCTCGGATTTAGGTAACTCAATTTTGGTCTAAATCCGGCGGGACACCCTTTGTACACAAAAAATGGCGTGACGGATTCCTAATAACCCTCTACAGCAGTCAGGTACTGATTGTGGATAACTTGTGGAAAACTCGATGAAAATCCTGTGATTTTCTAGCGCCTGTGGATAACCCTGCAAATAGGCGCAGAATGAGACACTTTCGCAGGAATACAACAAAAGAGCCTGTGGATAGTTTCTAATCGAGAATTCTTCGCAACAAATAACACGCCAGCACAATTCTGCCAACGCATTGAATAAATCAATGATAGACCTGTTGACAATTCCTTGTCAATGTTAATCTTTGTTCCTCTGGCACGGGGCTTGCTACGTGTACGCGCCTGCGCGTTTGTTTTTATAGCGAGGTGAGCTTTGCAGAATGATAGCGGGAAACAATCGAGAAGGGATTTTGTGATAGGAATTCTTTTCTTGCTAATGTTACGGGATAGCGTAGAATTCAGTCATACCAACAAAACAAGGAACCAAGCCATGCACACACAAACTGTTATCAATGCTGCACGCAATGTTACCCAATGGGGCCGCTTTGCAGCTAAGCGCAACATCATCAAGCGTACAGGGTGGAACGAAGCTACGGCATTGCGTTGTCTTACGATTGCTTTGCAATGTGAAGCTGTTAAATAAAGCTTGCAAGCTTTAAAAGTAACGTGTTATTGTTCTTCCTGTTGTTCTCTCATTCATTCTTTACAAAGGGCTTTATCATGATCAAAACAAACAAGTCTTACGATTCTAACCGCCAACGTGCTGGCCGTATCTTGTCCGAGATTTGCGGTTATCATTCGCACCGTTGCGATTATAGCGAAGTCAAGGAAGCTGTTTTGTTTCTTGAGGAAAAGATTCAAGACGGCGATAGTGACTTTACACTTGATTTTGATGGTAACGAATACCGGATTATTAGTGAGGGTGACATCTGGCAAATTTATGTAGACGAAATTAAGCAAACAGTAGAAGATTGTTACGACTTGAAACTTGATCAAGTGCCGGATTTTATCGCCTTGTCGATTGATTGGGAACAAACCGCACAGAATGCTTATGTGGATGGGTACGGCCATACATTCAGCGGTTATGATGGCTCAGAGCTTGAAACTGCAGGTTATTACATTTTCCGCACTAACTAAGGGGCGAATCATGATCACATACATCAAACACGCATCAGGGCGCAGGATTGCAGCCAATGGCCTGAAGGCAGAGAACATTGCAGCACATTTTCACATGGCTCGCTCCAGTGCGCAGGATGTACTAAAAGGAATGACACGCAAGCATTGCAAGATAGAGACAATGCAGCGTATGCGTGAGTGTATGCGGATCAGCTACACGGTTACCCCTCGGGGCGTGGAATACTTGCAAGGCTCTAAGTCTATCCTTGCGGCTATTGTAGGCGTCATTGCAGAGAAAGCAGGGCAGGAAGCTTCAGACATTAGCGAAACAATGCTATCCTCTGGCTTTGCAAAGCATAGTCGGCAAAGGGTATTGTGCGATGTTGCACGGGCAATAGACAAGGGGTATGTTGTGCAGAGTAGTAAGGTTTCGGGCGCTATCTTTTAACGAATAGGACAAGACAAAATGCAAACAAACACAAGCCGCATTAAAGTGAAATCCAGCAAGCCCCGCAAGGCTTACACGGAACAGCAGCCCAAGCAGGGGCGCAAGCCTGAGCGTATTGTTTTTTATTGGGAGAGCTGAGCTATGTCCGATATCACACTAGGTAAGCTTAAACAGGAAGGCGCTTTGCAGAATGGCGACAAAATCACTTGCGAACGTCTAGGGGATTGTGTAGTTGTAAGCATCTATTCTGCAGGGACAATTGACGTAAGGCGCATTCTTGATAATCGTTATTATCGTATCAGCGGCTTGGCAGTTTGAACATGTTTAGACGATACCTTGATGCATCAGTTATGCAAGAAGCTTTACAAGCCTTTGAAGAGGCGAGAGAAGCCCTAGAGGAAGCCAAAGAGAGCGGAGAGCTAGAGGAACTCTTGCAAGCTGCACTTGATCTACAGGAAGCGGAAAACAGGCTAGACAAGATCCGCATTGATTATTACAACTAGCTATAAGGGGGTAAAATGCAAACAATCAAGATTCGTACGCTCATCAATCAACTGCTAGAGTTTGACCTAGACGAACCCGTATTTATCGAGCTTTGCCCAAATGGAAAGCCTAACGGATGTGCTGGCATCCTTGGAACAAGTGACTATGGAACAGGCGGCGGGGACTTAGAGTATGGCATCTATATCATTCCCCACGAGAACCTAGCAGACGTGGACAAGGAATGAGACAAAGCCCCGCATTAGCGGGGCTCTTCTTATGTAACCCCTCTTTACATATCTTTACAAAACTATTTGCAAATAATCCTTGTATGTCTCTAATGTTATCATCTACAATAGAATCTCTGAAGCAAACAACACACAAGGAAGATCAAAATGTCTAAAAGCGAATTCACTGCAAACGTTCAAGGCTTTACGTCTTATGCTGTATCCCGTAAGGATTCTGTAAAGAAGGCAGCAAGCTTCAATTATGTGAAGGCTTTCGGGTATGTTGTTACATTGCTTGCCATTCTGGCTGTCGTTATCAAGTAACATTTAAAGGAAATTATCATGAAAGTTTTTGTACAGGAAATTCCAGCAAACCAGACTAGCAGAAAGCTTGCAATCTACGGCCTTGTTATGCTTGACGGATATAAACAAGGCTGCTTTGTAAGTGATGTATTTGATATAGACAGACTCCGCCTAATAGACTGGGCAGTAGACGCAGGATATGATGTACACTCTCATCCCGCATTCACTTTGCAGGAAAACTAACATGCTACAAATCAAGCTAACATCAGGCTATTCCCTTTCATTTGATTCTCTGGCGAGCGTTCTCGATTGGTCGCCTCATTGGGAACTAATTGAGGATGAACAAGGGGAATGTGTGTATAATTCCAGTACGGGCCTGATTGTTGGGCGTGTTGTTTATAATTGAGGGGTGAGGCCATGAAGAATATCAAGGAATTTAACAGCCATTTGCCGGAAGGCTTCGAGTTAGTGAAGGGTAAGGGCTACTTTTACTATCTTGTTCCTAACTGGTTTCAGGGAGAGCTAAACTCGTGTATGATTTGTCACTTCTACCACGCTACCCCTAAATTCTGGCAAGCTGAATTGAACGAGGTGCAAGAGACAATCAAAAGGAATACACGCAAATGACCAAAGACAAGAAAGCCCTAATCGCTATCGCCCCTGTAGGCTGGGCTTATACAGGCAACGAGGGGCAATATTACTACTATCAAACAGGCTCTTACGGGAAAGGCTTTAAAGAGATGCGTTGCATTGAAGAGGATTTTACAGAAGCTAATCTGGCGCTTATGGCTCGATTGAACGTAACACGGTAAAGCAATATCAAGCAAGGAAACAGGCCGGCTAATGCCGGCCTTGTCACGTCTACAATATGCTAACAATAAGCCTGTATGCTGGCCCTGTAAGGGCTTATTACATGTGCAGGCATACCTGTAGCAGGGCTATACAGGAAGGGTCAGAAGGGCTTATATGTGGGACTATATCAAGGCATATTGCATAGCAATATGATGCTTTAGAGCGTGTGGTATGCACACGCAGATGTTACCTGCTAGGGGCATACCTAGGCAGGGCAAGGGATAGCGTGTATGTGTGTATAGCAATGTGTCAGGATGTATAGGGGATAACTGGAAAGGGTATGTTTAGCAGAATGAGATGAAGAGATAGACCACGTTCTACACACAATCTTCCTTACCCTATAGCCCTGCCATACTACCATACTAGTCAATTGTTCCACGTGAAACATAGTAACAGTTAAACGTTTAACTAACAGGTAGGCGTTACATCTAGCAGCTAATACTAGCGCCCTTAGTCCTAGTGGAATGCCTGTCTGTACATATCCTATGCAGCCCTGACAGGGTTAGCCCTAGCGAATAGCTACACGCTGTAGCCTGTATGCTAATGATTAGATAGCCTTGCCTATAGGTATAGCCTTAGATGATAGTATTCAGTAATTTTACATATTCAGCTTTATTTGTATTGTCTTTATTATTGGGCAGGGTTGGGGGTAAAGGTAGAGACAAGGGACAACGCTCTAAGATTAGCTCTTAAGTTTATCATCAATGTTTCTTATCAAGAATGATGCTAGGTAACGGTCTAGGGTGGGTGCCTATGTATGATGTACAGATATTTTGACGGGGTGCCAGTCTGGGGCATCCGGTATCCTCGATGGATAAGCAACGAATAAGCTACTTTCCATTTTCAACAGATATTCTGCAAATACATCTTTACATTCCTTAATTAGTATGTTATAATGGAATTTTAATTCTGGGAGATTATTATGGCTAAGGCTTGGTTCATCACACTTAACGAGGAGCGCAGAGAGTATTTCACAAAGGTAGGTATCCCTGTAGAAGACTTGAAATATTGGGTAGCGAAGTGGCATGCGCTAGTTTGTCATTGCGAACAGACGAACAAGGAATGCTCACTCTCTTTCTACGACTACGTTAATCTCGCTCTTGCTGCTAACATTTACGACTATAGCAGGATTGGCAAGTCTGCCACAAGTATGCAACTAGGGCGTATTGGCGATACAGGTGGTTACACATTGGACAATTGCCGCTTCATTACTAAGCGTCAAAACATGGACGAGCGTTGCTCCAACGGAGGAACTAAGAGGGGCAGGGATAAAATTAGAGGGGCGCTCTCTAAGATAAGAAAATGTATCAGGGCTGTAAATGAAGAGTCCAACGAAGAGCGAGTATTTATGAGTGGTATCGAAGCTGCAAAATACATAGGTACAGGCACGCCACAAGTCTCTACTGCAAAGTGCAGGGGATATAAGTGTAAAGGTTGGCGTATCTTCGAGATAACAGAGGAAGAATACCAACAAGCTATTGCAGCCTAATACAGCCCCTCTACTGAGTTTTACCCTATCCAAGCCACCACCCTGGCCCCTACCTTACAATCTCCTCTCCTACGCCCTCCTAGCCTACTACAAATAGCATCTCCTCCTATGATATTATCCCATACCATACCTCACAGGATTTGTCACTATGTTGGCACTAAAAATATTTTAGAATAAAATATCTCTGGACAAAAGAAAAGGGAGCCTCCCGTTAAGAAGGCTCCTTTACCTACACCACTCATTGCTACTCACAAACCGCACTGTGCCCTCTCCTCTGGGAACAGCCCGTTCTCATCCATGTCTTCGGCACAGTATCCACAATAGCACTCGCCTTGATTGAAAGCTGTCCTAGCCCCAGTAAGGGTGGTAACGTACTTATCATATCGAGATACAGAATACGATACATCTTGCTTTCCACAGCACACACAAACTATTTTCATACCTTCTCCTTATTCAATTTAGCCCTGTGCTCTGCTACGCCTCTATAAGCATCCAGCCAAGAGTGACGTACTCCATCAGTTTGGAGATACTCCTGTGCCTTCCCTAGTGCATGAGCAACAATAGCCCAGTCAGCATCTTCTAGTTCTCGATCTGTAGCCTTCAAGGCCCACTCTGATAGTTTGCTCATTGATCTTCCTCCCAATACTTCCCACACTCAAAACAATACCACTTGCCATGCTCTGTCCTACCCTTCTCCGTATGCAAGCACAACACCTGCAACACTTCCAACCTCTTAGCAATTTCAGCAGCCATTGCCTCAAGGCTCTCACGTTCTTCTTTGATTGATTTCATTCTTGATCTCCATTATCGTACAACACAGGATGGCAATGAGCACACTTCCCTGTAAGAGACCTCACAGCCTCGTCCAAGCTATCTACAACAGAGGAGAAGTAATCCTCATCCACAGAAGAGCCTCGTGGAACTCCATCCCGAGCACGTATTTCATTTAACTCTGCAAAGGCTCTCACCATTGCAAGGACTACAAGATGTTGCGTTCGTTCGTCTGTCATCCTTCCCCCGTAATCGTGTAATACTGCCATTCAGAATCAACCCACTTATGGAAATCTGAAAATCTTTCTGGACACGTGTCTCCCTCGCAGAAGGAGCACATGAAGTATCCATCACCATCCTTTCGGATATACCGCTTGAACCCAACAGTCTTCTCTTGCTCAGGCTTAATCCGAAAGACGTTGTATTCATCAAACACACTTGTGCTAGGGACATCAGCCCATTCATCGTAAGCCCCATCAATCCCTGCGGGCTTCCACTGTACTTCCTTCCCCTCTGCCCAAGCTACAATCATGTTGTAATGCTTATGTCGTGTGTTCATTCTTCCTCTCCTTCCCATTTATGTTCCCTACGACTCTGCTTCTTCCTATCCCTCTCCACAGAATTCCTCGGAAGGTGCTTGTAAGCTCTCGAAGGCTTCAACGGGAGAGGCTCTTTGTCGTCCTGCTGTTTAATGTGCTTCACGTACTTCATACTCCTCTACGATATACTCTCCACGCGAGCCATAAGGCTGCTGTTCAGCAAGCGCCTGTGCCACTTCCTCAGACGAGCATACTCCAACAATAGCAGTCCCTTCCTCATCTGGGTAATCAAATGTAACAATCCAAACGCTATTCATTTCACACCCCGCCAAGCAACAATATCGTCTCCCTCTCCCGTAAGAGGCCAATACACAGGGCTATTCCAACAGGCCGCTACAACGCTATAGAATGTACGGCCACTCTTGTATTGTACGTCAATCAAAGATGTCTCACACAATGTCGTAGGAAGCTGCCCCATGTTTAATGTCCATGTTTGTTCTGTCATTGTTTATCCTCCAACATCTTTTCTAGTGCATCAATCCTACGAAATGCCTCCACAACAAGATTGAGTGCAGCAACAGGACGATACAGGCTCCCGTCTACAACTACGCCATACTCTGCGAGCTTCTTGACGCAGGCTGGCCCGTCTAGTACAGGAATGTGATCTTCAGGGAACTCATCTCCCGCAAACAACATTACACGCGCTTCCTTTTGTACATCCGCTTCTTTGCTTCCGAATAGCCAATCAAACATCCTTCTCCCCTTCCACATATTCAATAGGAACATCTTTCCACTCGTCCCAACACAAGTACTGCAACACAGGAGCCTTCTGCTTGCCTAGCAAAGCCTTCTTAGCTTCCATCATTGTGCAGCAATGGCTATCTCTGTACATTCTCACTTGCCCTGCTGTAACAGCAGGGGCTTTCTCAATTAGCCAGCGTAGTTGCATTATTCGTCCTCCTCTAGCAATTCCTGATTAACTTCCTGCTTCCAAGTAGTCCTCTCTGCAACCTTGTTCTCAGAACACATATCATCTTCCCACCAGTTCTTTGTCTTAAGGATATGGTGATCCGTCTTACTCGGAAACCTACTTGGCTTCCTTCCCATAGGCTGCATGCGTCAATCTCCCCAACAAGAAAGCTCTTCATTAGCTGCCTCTATAGGATCTTCTGTTAAGTCCCCATCAAGCCCCCCCCCCCAGCGCTGTCTCTGCGAGTTTCCAAGCCTCCTCAAAAGAGCAGTCAAGGTGCTGGAGAAATTGCATTCCACAAGTGCACAACCACAGTTCTTTTGCATCTGTACTAATCATTCTTCTCTCCTTGGTTATTCGATACATCCATTCTACATTGTCTTGTGCAGGCTGTCAAGGCTTTCTTGTCACCACACAATTCATTGTATATCCTGCCTCTCGTTTCCACCCCTCAAACATAAGCCCTCTGAGGATAGGCTCGTTGTGCTCTTCCACAACAAAGCTGTCATGCCAAGGCAGAGCTACAATCCCCTTCTTTGTTAAGGAGGTTAGCACGAAAGACGCAATGTTGCTATCAAGGTGCTGGAGAGCCTTCCATAGAGCTTCCTTACAGAAGTATTTAGACAGAGCTTTATTGTGCTTCTCTACAGCCCTGATAACCTCCTCTGCTTGTTGCAGGCTTGGACATATCTTCTCATGCACTAGAAGACTTCTGGCAGCTTCTCGGCTCTTGCTGTAAAGTAGGAACAGGATGGATAGTTTTGCTTCCTCCCTGCTGACTCCTTGTATCTTGTACGGGCAGAAGTCTGGATGTAGTTGCACATGCTCTAGGCTATACAGAAGTCTTGGGTGCATTGCCGAGAAGTCAAGCTCTACAGTGCTATACCCGTTAATCTTAATCTCCTGCCTATTCCCTTTAGGCATTGTCTGCACTCCGTTTGTTGTGTAATATCTACCACCTCCTTCAAGGCTATCATGGAAGATACGTTTATACTCAGCACACAGCACTTCTCCTCCTACAGACACTGTAGCACTAGCTATCAGTTTGTTGTAGGCATTCAGATCAGCCCGTAACATTGTGATTCCCCGAAAAGGACGGGTAGAAAGACTTTCTTTTGTAAGACTATCTCGGACGATAATATCCGGCTCTTCTTTCTTCGGTGCTGTGCTAATGTCTACACCTTCCCACAGAGTGAGAAGCTTCTGTGTAATCAAGAAGAAGGAAGGAACACCACACTCTCTTTCAGGATCATAGTAGCCAACATACATCTCAATATATCCTGCTTCATCCATTAGTTCCAAGAGTGCTGAAGTCTTCTTACGGGACAATCCCTGATGTGTGAGCTTATTGGCAGCAGTGTAAGCGTCATTGGCAAGAGATACTTGACTTCCTTTCCTGCCGTAACGAAGGGCTGTAGCTACAAGGCCCATTAGCATACTAATTTCTTTTGTGTATTGTGTACCAAACTCTTCTATAAGAAGTAGGTTGATGGCTTCCCATCGTTGTCCCTTTCGTACACGTATGACAGAGACAGGGCTAAGAAGAGAGATGACATTCCCTCCTTTAACCACTGTCTCCATCTCATCCATCTCTTTTAATTGTCTCACTCTTTCTCCTTAATTCTTTATAAATCCCTTAAAGCTGCCCTTGAATGTATATATACATGGATTTAGGAACGGGGCACCCTGCAAAGCCCCGTGTACAAATGATGTAGCACAAATTCGCCTATGGTGACGAGAATTGGCGTGCGTAAATCTTTACACTAGCACTTACATCCATCAACGCCCTTAGTGCACTTATACGCCATCAAGCCATTGCCCTTGAAGCAATGCTTACTTCGATCCCAGTCCCAATCCCCGCCTAAAAGGACGAATGCCATAACTAGCGAGAAGGTAGTCAGTAAGATACTTGCCTTCATCCTTTACACCCCTCACATTTACAATACACCTCAAAGCCTTCTCGCTTTGCAACCCACTCCTGAGAGCGTGCCTCTTGTAAAACATCGTCAGTGCGCCTAGCCCCAAGCTGCTTCCCGTCCTCCTGTAGCAACTCCTTGCCACAGCTCTCGCACACTAAAACGCATCCGCTGTTAATGCTCATTTCTGCAACTCCTCAAGAATCTTCTTCATCTCTGGCAGAGTATTGTAACGGGGCTTCTCGCTCAAGAGCACCTCAACAAACTTAATCAGCAACTCATTCTGCCACTGCAAAGCCTCAATCCTCTGCTCCAGCTCAGCGATAACCTGAAATGCAGTATCTCCTAGTGGCTTATTTTCACGCCTCGTCGCCTCTCTACCAAAGAAAATCACCCCGGCAAGGTCTTCCTTTTGGAGAGGAGGCATCTTTGGAAGAAGTTCCTCCGCACACGGGAGCTTTACAGGGCGCATTATAGACCCAAAAAGGCTGTTCTCCCAAACAAAGAATTGCTTAATCCATTTCCACATGTTAGCCCCTTTCACATAAACTTAAAACATACCTAGCCTTCGTCTCCACCCAAGGATCTCCCGGCAGATGACACCCTGTACTTCCATCCCAATCGCAGAACACTCTATCATAGAAATCAACCTTCCCGGAGAACTCTTTCTGAAGCCCTGTAAGCTCATCCGCCCAATGTTGCCATTGTGCGTCTGAAATAACAGGACTATCCATCTTGTAATACAAGAAAGAATGCACAAGCATCTGTGCCCTACGCTGCTTGATTTTCTCTTTGAGGGGTTGCAAGCTATTTTACCTGTTCTGACATTGCACGAATAGTTGCAAAGATAAACTCTTGCTCAAAAATATCTAGCACTCGCATCTCAGAGTTTCCTCGGTGCAACTTCCAGACATCGGGGCCACCATTAAAACGTGTCGCCAGCCTCAGTGTGGCACCATCTTCAAGCTTTATATGTTTAATCATTTATCCCTCCTAACAATTTATAAGCGATTTAAGCCCCTCTAACTCCTCCAAGCTAGGGGCATAGCTGCCTACCTAAATAAACAGCTTCTAGCGAGGCTTTAATAAGCTTCCTGAGCCTTTGTGGAACTAGGAGAAGCTCTTTTGCACCAACCCGGCGTTCAACTCATTCAGTACCACTTGCAACTCCCCCATTCGCTTCAGGTTATCGCTGTAGGAGAAGCTCTTACGAGGCTTATTGCGCTCTGCCTGCACGAGAGAGGAATACTTCACATACTCCGCCTGTACATAAGCCAAGATGATAGTTTCTGCTTGGTAAATATTCTCAGGACTCATTTCAATTCTCCTTCATGATTGTTGTGTAGAACACTTCTGCCTCTGCTTGTTCAGGCACAGGGACGATTGTAAGATCCTTCCAAGGCATTTGCAATGTTAGCCATTGGCCTGAGAGGAAATGGAGGATTAGTTCTAGTAGGTGGTTCATCACACTTCCTCCTTGATTGCTGCGAGGGCTGCTTTGCAAGTATGATATACATCTTCTGGTGATCCACACCGCATACCCTCCAGCGCATCCGTCGCCAGCTTGAGCTTGCCTTCTAACTGTTCAACTTTATCTTGTAGCGCGGCGTTAAATGCCATACGTCTATATTTCATTGGGATTTCCTTACCATTTGTGTAACCCTCCTGCCGGGCAGCTTCGAGTGCAGCTTCGTCATACAGCGGCCTGACTTGATAGGCGTTCTCATCTGTGTGATTAGGCAGGGCATACGTTGTCTCAGCCCAAGACACATTCTCGACACTGCGCCAGTATCCAGACTGGTGGTCATCACCCATGTAGCGGA